TTGACAGCTATGACCGCTATCAACCAAAGCTAGCCACACGGTCAAGCGCACTAGTCCAAGAATGGGCAGATTGCGTACTTTTTGCCAACTATAAAACAGTGGTCAAAAAAGAGGATTTGGGATTCAACAAAGAACGCGGACGGGCTATCTCAAACGGTGAACGCCTGATCTACACGCAAGAGAAGCCCGCGTACTTAGCAAAAAACCGTTATAGCTTGCCTGATAGCTGCAAACTTGAATGGCAGTCTTTTAGCGATGCAATGGCTAAGGCGGTGACGGCATGAGCAAAATTGAAACAGGCGGGCCAGCGTTTCCAACTGACTGCAACAAGAACATCCTTTACGGCATGGAACTGCGCGATTACTTTGCAGCGAAAGCGATGCAATCTTGGCTTGTTGGTGTTGATGATCCAAATCCATCAACTAAAAAGTGTGCTGATTTTGCTTATGATATGGCCGACGCCATGCTGGAGGCTCGCAAATGAAAACAAAACAACCTAAAAAATGGGAGGTTGTTAGTGCAACTGGAGGATGCACTTTTGTAGAAAAATGCAACACAAGATTTGCATTCTATTTTGACGAAGGATCGGCGCATCAATTGGCTGAATACTTAAATAAAAAAGATGCACAAATTGAAAAACTAAAGGCCCGCAAATGAAAACCCTAGAACAACTCGCAGCAGATTGGCTAGCAGCCAAAGAGACTGAAAACGACGCTGTAGCTGACCGCCGCGCTATTGAAGATCAAATGGCTATCATGCTAAAAGTTGACCACACGAAAGACAGTTCAAAGGCGCACAATGTCGGTGACTTTGAATGCAAAGTAACGACGCGGCTCACGCGTAAAATTGATTCTGAACTGGTGCAAGAAATTGCACAAGAGTATCAGTTACAAGACCAACTTAGTATTTTGTTTCGTTGGAAGCCTGACCTAAATTTGAACGCTTGGAAGTCAGCTCCGGACGAATATAAAAACGTGCTTATCAAAGCAATTACCACCACGGCTTCACGGCCTTCATTTTCTATCTCACTTAAATCAAAGGACTAAACATGGCACGCCTAGACGAAACATTTAACACAAACGACCTTCCCGAAGATACTGGCGGAGGTGACTTTACGCCACTGCCAGCGGGTGACTACAACGTGACAATTCACGATGCTGAAATCAAGCAAACTAAGTCAGGCACCGGGCAGTACATTAACCTTAAACTTCACGTTGACGGTCCAACGCACACCGGGCGGTTTCTTTTTGGCGCTTTGAACATCAAGAATGACTCAGCCCAGGCAGAGCAGATCGGACGTGGGCAGCTTGGTTCTATCCTGCGGGCGATTGGTATTGAATCGCTGGAGGATACGGATCAGCTTTTAGGCGGCACATTGTCTGCAAAGGTGGTGATTAAACCAGCTTCAGGCCAGTACAAAGAAGGCAACGAGATCAAAGGATACAAAGCCCTAGGAGACTCGCCACAACCAGCGCCAGCACCACGCGCAGGCGCACCAGCTAAACCAGCACCAGCACCCGCAAAAGCGGCACCGCCTTGGGCAAAGCGTTAATATTTGAGCTACAATTAAACCCCGGTAACTCGGGGTTTTTTCAACAACAATGGCAAGACCAATTTCAGTGAGGCCAATGCTTGAATTAGCTTTAATAGAGACGCTTGATAAGCTAAAAAAACAAGGCAGAACTTATCATGAAATAGCAAATGCACTTGGCATAAGCTATTCAACAACGTATAGAGCAATCAACCGGATTGATACTTACAAATTTATGTGCAAGTGACTTATAAATCAACGACTTAGGACAAATATGATAAACAGTGACTTGTTTGAAGAAGAGAAGGAATCAGCTATTGTTGACTCATGTAAGAATATTTTTTATGAAATTTCTCAACTTACATTAGAGAAAAAAGTAGATGTAATTAATTCGTTGCGTGAAATGCTTCACGAGTTAAGCCCATTCAAAACAGAGCCCGTAGACTTTGTTAAGTGGGTAAAAAACACTCAAGTTCACGCAAATGACTACAACCCCAACAGCGTTGCGCCACCTGAAATGGAGTTGCTGCGTCTATCAATTAGTGCTGACGGGTACACGCAGCCAATCGTATCTACGCCAGACGAGAACGGCCTTAATGAGGTTGTAGATGGATTTCACCGTCACCGAGTTGGCAAGGAATGCAAAGACATACAAAGCCGAGTTCATGGCTATCTGCCATTGGTAAAAATTCGATTAAGCCAAATGGACAAGTCAGATCGTATGGCGTCAACCATTCGACACAACCGTGCCCGTGGCAAGCATAAGGTAGAAGCTATGTCTGATATGGTTATCGAGTTGAAAAAGCGCAACTGGTCTGATGAAAAGATTTCAAAAAATCTCGGAATGGATGCTGACGAAGTTCTGCGATTGTGCCAACTAAGCGGACTAGCTGAATTATTCAAAGATGAAGAGTTTTCAATGTCGTGGGATATTGATGATTTTGTTGATGAGCTTGTCACCGTTGAAGAGGTTGCACAATGAAGCGTATTTACCATACATGGGATAAGTGGGAGTGTTACCCCGCTGGTTTTTATGAAAACAAGCCAAAGGATAAGACGCTAACTGACGACCAGTGCAGACAAAAATACTGTGACTTTCTGAAGGATGCGCCAATGTTTGAAGCGGCATTGCAGTCTGTATTGTTGAACTGGAAAAATTCATGCGAACACTACTTAAGCAATGAGAAAATGAATCGCATTGCATGGCTTGGTCAAGCAAGTATGTGCTACGCGAATGGAATCCCGGCTTATTTCTGTGGTGGTTTCAACCTGCTTAGTGATGAAGAGAAAACCAAAGCAAATGAATCTGCTTTGAAGTTTCTTAATAAATGGCTTGATAAACGCGGCTTTCCCACATTGTCGCTTGAAGATGCTCAGTCAAAAACAGAGGCTAATTTGTATTGATATGACAAAGTTAAAAAAATACCGTGAAGTCAATGTTTACGATGCATCAAAAGAGCGTATTAGCTATGCGTTTGATTCGTTTGAGAAAATTTATGTAAGTTTCTCAGGTGGCAAGGATTCAAGCGTAATGCTGCATCTTGTAATGGATGAGGCAATTCGTAGGAATAGAAAAGTTGGCGTATTGATTATTGACCTTGAGGCTCAATACAAAAACACAATTTCACACATTCATGAAATGATTTCAATGTATGAAAAGTACATTGACTTGCACTGGGTATGCCTTCCATTGCTTTTGCGTAATGCAGTGACAAACTACGAACCACGATGGATGTGCTGGGAGCCTGAGAAAAAGGAAATTTGGGTTCGTGATATTCCAAAGCAAGCGATCAGTGATGTAAGTCACTATCCGTTTTTTCAACCAGGAATGGAGTTTGAAGAGTTTATTGTTCTTTGGGGTCTGTGGTACGCAGAAGGAAAAACAACCGGTGGATTTATCGGAATCAGGGCTGATGAAAGCTTAAACCGATTTAGAACTATCGCTGTTTTTGATAAAACAATGCACGGCGGCAAAAGATACACGACTCATATTGATGAGCATTTATTCAATGTTTATCCAATATACGACTGGAGAACAGAGGATATTTGGCGGTTTCACGCGAAGCATCCTGACATGCCGCACAATGGAATTTACGACTTGATGCAGAAGGCTGGAGTACCAATTAGCCAACAACGCCTATGCCAGCCATACGGTGACGATCAAAGGCGAGGATTATGGCTTTACCATATTCTTGAGCCTGAGACTTGGTTTAAGCTTATAGCCCGCGTGAATGGCGCAAACTCTGGAGCTTTGTACGTTCAAGAGAATGGCAATATCATGGGCTACAACAAGATTAACAAGCCGCCAGGACATACATGGAAAAGCTTTACAAACTTGCTTTTGCAGTCGCTGCCTAAAAAGACACGAGAGCATTACATAAAAAGGTTTAGAGTGTTTTTAAAAGGATGGTATGGCAGAGGATATGAGTCCGGCATACCAGACGAAGCACCGAAGGTTCTAGAGGATAAGCAGTGGGCACCATCGTGGCGCAGGCTTTGCAAGGTTCTTTTGAGGAATGATTGGTGGTGTAAGGGGCTTGGAATGACTCAACCTAAAAGCGAAGCATACGGTAAATACTTGCAACTGAAAAAACAAAAAGCGATTGAAAATGAAAACAACATCACAAGCGATTTATGATTTTTATGAGTCAAAAAACTCAAGTGAAAAACCACGCCCGTACATCGGGTGGTCAAGCATTGGTGACATTTGCGAACGTAAATTGTGGTTCAGATTCCGCGCAGCGGTTCGTGACTCGGTAGAAGGGCGTATTGCACGACTTTTCGATACTGGACACCGCGAAGAGGATAGATTGTTGAATGAGCTTCGCGCCATTGGATGCAAGGTTGAAAGCAGAGACCCAAAGACTGGAAAGCAATTTGCGGTTTCAAGCCACGGTGGGCATATGCGTGGCCATGCTGATGCTAGAGTACAGGGGTTACCGGAATCACCAAAGACTGTTTTTTTATGCGACGTTAAAACCGTAAATTCTAAAAAGTTTGACGCACTTGTAAAAAGTGGATTACGCAGCCTTTACCATCAATACTATGCACAAGGCATTGGTTACATGGGGCACATGAAACTTGAAAAAGCAGTCTTTATTTTTGTTGATAAAAATGCAGACAGAATTCATTGCGAGTTTTTTGATTTTGACCAAAATGAATTTGAGAAACTTGAGGCCAAAGCTGGACGCATAATTTTTTCAGACAGAGCGCCAACAAAATTAAGCGACGATCCATCATGGTATGAATGCAAATTCTGCGCCGCACACGACCTATGCCACGGCTCAAAGCTAACCAAAGAAGTCAACTGCCGTACCTGCGCTTGCAGCACTGCTATGGACGATGGTACTTGGCATTGCGCCCACTGGGAAATGACAATCCCTGATTTAAGCGCTCAATTATCAGGATGTGACAACCACATTTTGCACCCAGATCTTACGCCTGGATGGGATTTCAAACGCGTAGAAACTGGCGTCATTTGGATGACTAAAGAAGGCCCAATACATAACTCGCCAGAAGGTTATTTAAGCACCGAGATTGTTTCTAACTGGCAGGCGTGCGCGTCTGGCGTGCGAGATAAGTTTGAAGAGTTTGATGCGCGGGTGGTAGGATAATTTTCTTGATTTTATATAGTTCTGGTGTTAAAGTGTGGGTATGAACACAGGAACTATTTACATGTACACCGCGCCAAACGGAAAGCGATATATCGGACAAACTTGGGACGAGCAAAAACGACGATGGGACCATCGAAGCGTTAGTGGTAAGGATTCATTATTTCATAGAGCCATTAGAAAATATGGAAAGGATGAATTTATATATGAAATTTTGCATAGCTACATTGACTCTCAAGAGGAATTAAGCCGACTTGAATGTGCAGAGATAGCAAAATTTAACACCATAGCACCGCATGGGTACAACCTTACAACAGGAGGCGAAGGTGGCAAGCACAATGAAATATCGAAACAAAAATTGCGCGATTGGTGGCTAAGAGATAGAGATCAAATTGTTGCTAAATTTAAAAAAGCAGCTCAAAGACCTGAAACGCTGGCTAGATTAAAACAGAATGGAATCAACAATGGGAAAAATCCAGAGCTATTAAAAAGAAGAGGAGAGTCTTTGAAAAAAGCATTTTCAACAAAAGAAGTGAGAGACAAAAGAAGTCAGCAAAGAACTGATGAATGGAGTAATCCAGAAATAAGAGCCAAGCGAATGGAAGGCATGAGTAAGTCGCAAGATTCAGAAGAATATAAGCAGAAGCACCGTCAAATAATGAAAGACAGGTGGAAATCAGAAGAATATCGCTCCCATATGTCAAAAACACTTACAGGAAGAACTAGATCGCCAGAAGCAAGTGAAAAAACAGCACAAAAGCGAAGAGTAAAAATTATTTGTAATGAAACAGGAATTGTTTTTGATTCTGTTTTAAGTGCATCAAAAATTATTGGAATTAGTCATTCTTGCATTTCATGCGCATTAACTGGCAAGCAAAAAACTGCCGCCGGATTTACATGGTCATATTTTAAAAATGTCAGTCAAACTTAGACCGTATCAATCAAGAGCAATCACAATGCTCTACGATTGGTTTGAAAATAATAGCGAAGGGCACCCGTGCATATGTGCGCCTGGAGGGTCAGGTAAGTCTGTAATCATTGCATCCATTGTGCAAAACGCAGTTCAGGACTGGCCCGGAACCCGTGTGCTTATGCTTGTCCACAGCAAAACCCTGATAGCGCAAAACGCAGAAAAACTAAGATCAATTTGGCCAAATGCCCCAATGGGAATCTATTCGGCTGGGTTAAACCGTCGATGCCTTACAGAGCCGATAACTTATGCTGGCATAGGGTCAGTTGCGAAGCGTGCGAAACAAATTGGGCACATTGATCTGTGCTTAATTGATGAGGCTCACGCCATATCAAACGAAGAGGAAGGCCAGTACAGGCAATTCATTGCCGACCTATTGGATATAAACCCAGATATGCGATGTGTTGGATTGACGGCATCGCATTACAGACTTGGGCAAGGGCTTGTTACCGATGGTGAGAATGCTTTATTCACTGACATCATTGAACCAGTAACCATTGAAGAACTGCTAACCGACGGCTATCTTGCGCCACTTAGAAGCAAGCATACAGCATTGACGCTAAGCACCGAAGGTGTTGCGCATCGTGGCAATGAGTTCGTTCCTGGTGCCTTAGAGCGTGCCATAGACACATATGACAACAACACAAAGGCAGTTGACGAAACAATACAACGCGCCATAGGGTGCAATGTATGGATGGTGTTTTGTACCGGTATAAGCCACTGCGATCACATTACTGATCTATTGGTTGAACGAGGAATAAATGCCGTTTCTGTACATGGAAAGATTCTTAGCAGTGAATGCGATAGGAGAATCGAAGCCCATAAACGCGGTGAACTTACTTGCATTGTCTCGGTGGGAAAGCTAACAACGGGTTACGACAACCCGCTAATTGATCTAATCGTTTTCCTTAATCCAACGGAATCACCAGGGAAGTTTTTGCAATGTGCAGTTAGGGGAATGCGGCCAGTGTATGAAAACGGGTACGAACTAGAAACCATTGAAGGTAGGTTCATTGCTATGGGATTAGGTTCAAAGCCAAACGGATGCAAAGTGCTTGATTTTGCAGGCAATGTGGCAAAGCATGGACCAGTTACAGCCATCGTTCCGCCATCAAAAGCACGCAAAGGCGACGGCGTAGCCCCCACAAAGACATGCCCCAAGTGTGACGAAATATGCGCAGCTAATGCCAGACAATGCCAGTGCGGTCATGAGTTCCCAGAACCAGAAAAGCTGGAGAAAACCGTCTATTTGCGCGGAGATGACATCATGGGACTAGAACCAACTGAAATGCCAGTAACCGAATGGCACTGGAAAAAGCACACCAGCCGAACCAGTGGCCTAGATATGCTCATGGTGAAGTATTACAGCGGCCTAAATGGCCCGATAATCTCTGAATACTTCCCGACGCAGCATGAAAACTATGCGGGGACAAAAGCCCGTCAAATGGTAGCTACGATGGCCAGAAAAGCAGGCGTGACGACACCAGACGAACTTGACGAAACCGTTAAACAACTTAACCAAGGAACACCACCAAGCATGATTACCTATAAAAAAGAAGGAAAGTTTTTTCGCGTGGTTGATCGGGTTTGGGGTGTAGAAGAATGCTAACAAAAAAAGAAAAACTCCAACTAGATACGCTGAAAGCGCAGTTAGAGGCAGAAAAAGAAAAATCAGCAAAAGCATTTGATGCCTATGGTGAAGTGCTTTACGAACTTGTTGATGTGAAGATTAAGCTAGATCGAATCAAAGCCGTTTTAAGTGGTGAGGAATGACTTTATACATAGCCGTTGACCCCGGCCTAGTAAGTGGCGCGTGGGGAGCTATCGACCACAATGGAGCGTTTGTAGCGTGTGGCGACATTGCCAACAATGGTGAACGAGTATTACCAAGAATGCTAAAAATAGCATTTCAAGATGTTATTAGAAACAGCGGAAACGACGCTGAATTTGTGATTGAAAGCGTGTTTGTCCGACCCGGCCAAGGTATTGCCAGCACCGGGAAATTTATGCGTGCTACTGGCACCATTGAAGCCGTGGTTGATCTATTGCTTTACCCGTATGAATACGTCACCCCTCAGAAGTGGAAAAAGCACCACGGGCTAATCGGCACAGAAAAGAAGGCAAGCCTAGAGCTAGCCCGCACAAAATGGCCTACAGCGCCACTCAAGCTAGCCAAACACCACGGGCGGGCTGATGCATTGCTAATGGCTGAATGGCTGTTAGATCAAAATAATTAAACATTGTGGCGCAAAGTGTGAAAAGTGCGCTACAATAAACTATCAACAACAAAAGGCCACCATGCAAAAATTCACTACTTCTCAACTTCAAGCCGCATTGATCGCTTTGCGTAACACATCAAACCAAGATGCATTCAGCATGACTTTTGATGAAGTTTGCAAGCGAATGGGTGATGATAAATTTGACGCATGGTGCGAGTCTTTAGGATGGTAAGTAACCAAGAGGCCGCAGACAAAGCGGCCCGTAAAATGATACGGCTAGCTTACAAAACAGGAGGCACCGTATCATTTAGCTTAAGTAGACTCTTATCATTAGGAGTCAGTTTAAAAGTAGCAATGTCAGTTTATAAAGGATAGAAAATGAAACAAATTAACAATTTTTGTGACAATTTACCAGTTTGCGTTAAGGGATCAATTCACCCAACATGCGGGAAACTTGTTTCAATTACTCAGCTTAGCGGATCAATGCGATTCCAGCACGATATGACACCAGCACAAGCCCGTGAAATGGCTGCTGCTTTGATTGCTGAAGCTAACCAACTGGAGATGGAGTTGTGAAGTACATCTACAAATTTTTAGGCGGTGAACTTGATTGTGAACTCTACTACGAACCCGCAGAACGCGGAAGCCGTGAGCGTGGCACGGGTTTACAGCTTGAGCCTGATTTTCCTGAGCGCACCAACCTTGAAATTGCAAAAATCAATGGCGTTGAAATCACAGAGTTGTTAAGCCAACGAATTATTGAAATTATTGAAGAAAATGCACTTAAGGAAATGAAAGAATGACAGACAAAGAAATCTACGAATCAGCACTTAGAAACAAAGTTCAAATTGAGGATTACCTAAATCAAAAACGTTGCTTTGATTGCGACAACCTCGACAAGTTAGCCGGTAACGTCTGCAAATTCAACGGCGGAGTGCCTGACGATTATTTGTACTCCACAAACGAATGCGATGACTTTCACTACCTGATTCCGTTTTAACTGTGCTACAATAAATACATCAACAAAACGGAATGAAAAATGAAAACCTACACAGCACGCGCAGCAGTCAAAGGAACATCAATCCATGAGACTTTTGATTTTGATGCAAAAGACCATGATGAAGCGCTTTATATTGCAATTTTCAAATGCGCCGTAAATGATTGGTGGTTAATTCAAGTTTTTGAAATCGTTTAATCAACAAAGGAACAAAATGCAAACACGTAAATACTCACGCACAATGGACGAGGCTTTCCCATTCGGCCCGTCATACGGTAGCGCAATCGAGAAACCCCGTAAAACTGAGCAATGGCTTGACTATGCCGCTGCACTGTTCATAGGCGTATTGCTTGCCTACGGCCTTATGGCGTATCTCGTATGACCAAAAAAGCTACTACAAAATACCCTACGCTTCGGGTTCGGGTTAGCCAAGAAATGTACGATAAGGCTTACCGCACCGGATGGCCTGAGTCAGTCAAAGAGTTTATCAACAACACCAAGGAAAAAACAAATGAGCAAGAAACTACAAAAAGCGACAGCGCCACAAATTAACAAGCTGGCCGGTAGCTATGACGGCGCAGAGTTGCGCCCGTACGATGGACGCCCTGGCGCGATGGACGCCTTTGATAAGCCAAGCCTAGTTGGTAATACGCGCATGAAACACAAACCAATGATCGGCATGACCAGCCAAGCAAAAACGCCTTTTTACACCAACTGACATGAGCCGAAAAAAATGTAAGCGTAAGCATTACGACTACGTTAACCCGATCCAGCACGCTATTGAAGGCGCTTGTATTGCCAGTGACGAACTGTTAAATCTGCTTCGCAAACGCGAAAAAAGCATGATTCAATCAATTGTCAATGGTACAAACGAAGGACTTAGCGAGTATCGTGGATTGTGTGAAATGCTCGGAGTCGCTGAGACAATGGGGCGCAATGGCATTGGTCATGAAGTCTTACCAGCGTGCGAAGCTGCTCAGAATGCACTAATCAGCCTGAAAAATAGGTTTGATAAATGGAACAAGTGGGACATTTTGCCGGCTGAATTGCATGCATTGAATGAGCTTTATGAATGGCATGACCTTCAGCGGTCAAGCATTTCACGCGGTGAATATGAGAAGTTTTTGAAGAATGCCACTAACAGGATGCGAAGCCGTGCGCCTGAAGTTGTGGAAGTATGAAATGCTTTAAATGTGGCAGATCATTACAGTCTGGCACAAAGCACCATTATTTAAATGGTAAGCCAATCGGCCCGACATGCTACGAAGCATTAGGACAAAAGCCAGCAAGCAAAATCACTAACAAAGTGGTTATTAACGATCAACCGGATTTATTTGGAAATACAAAATGAACGTCACATTACAGTGGGCAACGCCTGACGCTGACAAACATATCATGTTTATGGCGCGTGTCAGCAACCCAGATAACCAGCACAGCGACAAAACACGCTTGCTTCATTACTGCATGGAAGAAGGCCACGTAAGCCCATTCGAAATGGCTTCGGCGTGCTTTGAGATCAACACAACGCGAGACATCGGGCGGCAAATTCTGCGCCACCGTAGCTTCAGTTTTCAGGAGTTCAGCCAGCGTTATGCAGACGTTGGCGCACTGCCTGATGCCGAGTTGCGTGAGTGCCGATTGCAGGACGCCAAGAACCGGCAGAACAGCTCGGAGACTGATGACAGCGAACTAAAAGCGTGGTGGGAACATGTCCAAAACGCAACCCAGCAAAGCGCGGTGGTTTGGTACGAGATAGCCATGAATAAAGGTATCGCAAAAGAACAAGCCCGCGCCCTTCTACCTGAAGGATTGACATCAAGCCGCATGTACATGAATGGCACTATGCGGTCTTGGATTCATTATCTTAAGCAACGGCTGCACCCATCAACCCAAAAAGAACACCGCCTAATTGCTCAAGAAGTCTTAGCCATTTTGCGAACAGTGGCACCCGTCACAATGTCGGCGTTTTTCCAGGAGTAAATATGACTTGCGACCACAGCGGAAAATCTGAAGTTATTGAAGTCAGAAAAACAAAAGAAGGAACGCGACGCCGCAAGGTTTGTATTGATTGTGGAAAGCGCTTTACAACACTTGAAACTATTGTTGAAAGTCGCAAACAAGTTTCAATCATTGCAAAAACAAAGTTTGCGCTCGATGGATGGTTACGATGACTCACAAGTTAAGTAGTGACGGCGCGGCTGTTGTTGCGCCTGAGTTTCATTGGTTGCCGATTGATAGTAATACGCCACGCGGTGTAAGCATGCTATTGATTAACCGTGATTCAGGCGTACTACAAAAAGGCCAGTACACCGCAGACGATACATTTTTTACACACTGGGCACCAAACCCAACTTTCAAAAAGGAAAACAAATGAATCTTGAAGAAATTAAAACAATGATTAAAAAATTGGATGATCCAACTTTAATTGAATACTTCCAAATTGCAAAAAGTGATTGTGAATCAGCATCTGTTAATGATCCAAATTCAGATTGGCATGAACAATGTTTTTCTGCAGTTCTTGTGCTTAGTCAGGAAATGATTGAACGCAAATTATCTTTATCAACACTTTACTAAAGGAAAACAAATGAGTTACGCACAAGTCGAAATGAAGGTTATTCAATGGGCTGAAGCCCGCAAGATTCTGCCAAATGCAACCAGTCAAACCCAGCTACTTAAAACAGTTTCTGAACTTGGTGAACTAGCTGACGCACTTATCAAAGGTGATAAGGCTGGAATTATTGACGGCCTAGGCGATGTACTGGTGACGCTGATTATCGTGGCAGCTAAGGAAAATCTAGACCTTACCACGTGCCTTAAATCAGCTTACAACGAAATCAAAGACCGCACCGGGACAATGATGCCGAATGGCGTTTTTGTCAAAGATTAACAATGAAGTCATTTGCATTGGTTGCAACTTTGATTGCAGGAGCTATTGCTTTTAAAGTATGGCAATGCGGTGAGTTATTTCCGGATGCAAATTTACTAGCTTGCATTGTGTTTAGATAAAGAAAAGCCCGCATAACGCGGGCCTTTTTATTTGGCTGCTAGTAAATTACCGCATAGGGCTTGAATGCGCTATCACTTCAGTTTTTCTCTGACTGCTTGCCGTAGTTCCGAACCAGAATGCACATGCACCTGTCCAAGCTGTACCAAGACTTCCAAGCATAATCATTAAAGGCGCAGACTCTTTAAACTCGGGATATAAAAACATTCCAGCAAGTACTCCAAAAAACCCAATTGTTAACAAGTAAGTAAGTGCTGCTGGAACCATTGATCTAGTTGATGTCTGCATTGATCTTGCGCTGTCGCGGTCTGCTGCTTCAATCTTAGCCAAATCAATCTTGTTTTGTTCTAGAAACTTCTGAAAATCAATCTCAGCAGTTTTGATGTTTGTGATCTGTTCAGGCGACAGCTTGCCACTGTTCAAAACTTCAGTAACGGCCTCGATTGTTTTTGACTCAATGCCCAGCCTGTCAGCCACAAAAGACGCCGCAGCACCACCCAAAGGACCAGCAAGCGCCGTACCCAATAGTGGCGCTAGAGATTTAAGCCAAGTCATATCCATGTCAAGCCTCTTTAAGTAGTGAAGCAATACGCCTAGCCCAGCCACGCCCGAACGCAGGCCAGTTGCTTAGTCCGGCCATAAATTCAAGCCTTTGCCCATTCATCCGTGCGAGCGTCTTTTGCGGATCATTGAAGTTAGCCGTACCCAATGTGACCGTGCCAATCTTGCCGTCATCAACAACGCCTAGCGCACGCTGTAGCCATTTAATCGCCTGATTAGGCCCAGAGTTAACAGCAGCATCAAAAACGCTGTAACGCAGTGATTCAGGTAATTGATCGGCGCGAACTGGTGTCCAGTATGCCGATCTGTAAATGGCCTTTGCCTTATCAACTGGCAAGTCTCGCATATCTCCCATATACCCAGCTTCACGCGCTACGGCCTCAGTAACGCCAAAATTTGTTGCACCGCCTTTATCATCTTTATGATTGACGTAGCCACCTTCATGCCCGAGTAGCTTGGTAAATGCATCATCAAATGTCACGGCCTTTTACTCCAGTTTTGAAACCAATAAAACCACACCACAGCGGCCATCATTTAAAGTCATCCTGAAAACCAGCACAGCTACGGCAAATGTCTTTAATAGTCAAAACCTCTTTGCGAAGCAGTGCCATTTCATCTTTATGATGTCGCAACTCTTGCATTAACTCGGCGACCATAAGCGCTAGTTTTTCTACATTGTCTTGATTCATTTTTGCTCCAAAAGAACAGTCGTACTATCCCATAAAATATGGCACTGGTGACGGGCAACTAATCTCAATGGCGTAGCGTCTGGTGTAATAGCCCACGGCCCCCACGTTTGTAAACCCTCTGCGCGACTTTTGCCGTGGTCACGCAAATGACGATCTGAGAACTCAAGGCTTAGATAAGACTCACCAGAATACGCCGCCACTTCAATAAATCGGCAGTCTCTTACTTTTTGCATGTTTCCAGCAATGACTAGCGATCCATGATCTCGGTCTGAGTAAGTCACCGTAAAACCAGTGACAACAGGCATATAACGATGCTCAATCCATTGAAAAACAATGATGGATGACACCACAACGGACATAAATACAAGTCCGAAAAGTGCCACCCATTTTGCTTGCTTAAGCACTAAGCCCGCCGCGAAGAATGAACTGCATTCCAGCCATAACAATCGCAGCAATTACGGCCCAGACAAGGCGCGAGATATTGCCGTTGATCTGGTGCAGCTCTGCTTTGATTCCACTCATAGACTGCTCCAACAAAGCAATTCGAATCGCGTGATCCTGCTCTCTGCGCCCGTCTTTTGGCATATGTGGTTGTGAGTCTTCAAAGTTCATGCGCAGTGTCCACCTGGATTTGGGTCAAAAGGGTCAAGTAAGTGAGAACAAATGCTACGCGCATGTTTTTGTCTACGCCCAGGCGGTCCAGCCATGTAACGCTGCAAACGGTCAGTAACTAACTCACCAAATGATCTAGGCCACTCACCAAACCACAGCGCAGCAATGGTGAAATTAATAAACCAGTCAAGCAAGTAGCCAACCAGAAGCGCAGGAGCTCCAAGAACCTTAGCCGGTGCACTCAGACGCCCTAGCAAGTGCGCCCGGTACAGCCCCATCACAATCAAATACAAGTACCACAGCGCCCACAGCGCAAGCGCAGAGCCACCGACTAAGTGCCACGCATTCACAGTGATGCAG